TTTATATAAGGTGTAGGAAAGACACCATAATAAAACCAATAAAACAATTAAAACTTTAAAATTTAAAAATTATGGCACTAGATTTAAGCGCAATCAGAGGTAGACTGAACAAACTACAAAACACTTCAAACAGAACATCAAATCTGTGGAAACCCACACCGGGTAAACATCAAGTCAGAATCGTTCCTTACAAATTTTCTCCTGAAAATCCTTTCATTGAACTATTCTTCCATTACAACATCAACAACAAAACGTACTTGTCTCCAAGTTCATTTGGTAGACCAGACCCAATCGTTGAGTTTGCTGAAAAGTTGAAAAGAATGGGTGATAAAGAAGATTGGAAAGCAGCGAAGAAAATGGAGCCAAAATTAAGAACTTTTGTACCTGTACTCGTAAGAGGAGAGGAATCAGAAGGTGTTAAGTTTTGGGGATTCGGCAAAACTGTTTATCAGGAAATCTTAGGTTACATTGCTGACCCAGACTATGGTGATATTACTGACCCTAATAATGGTAGAGATATTACTATTGAGTATGTATCAGCTGAAGATGCAGGAACTTCTTATCCTGTAACTACTATCCGTGTTAAACCAAATGTAACTCCATTGGCAGAGGGTGATACTAACATCCAAAACTTTATGGAATCTCAAAGTAACATTACTGATATCTATTCAGAGTTATCTTATGATGAATTAAAATCAGTATTAGAAGGTTGGTTAAATCCAACTGCTGAAGAAGGTGAAGAGAGTGTTTCTCAACAAACTCTATCAACTCCATCAGCACCTAAAACTGAAGCTACTACGGCACCAGCTGCAGCACCTTCAAATGAGGTAACTACTGAAGAGAAAAAGAAAATGGATGATGTTGCATCAGCATTTGATGATTTATTTAACGGATAATTTACACTAAATGGCAAAAAAAGAAATGGACTTAGCGGCGGAACTAGCTTCCGAGCTAAACAAAACAAACAAAGACCAGAAGGTTGCCTTCTTCTTAGGAGAGGATGATGCACCCACAAATGTGGATGGATGGATATCAACTGGCTGTGCTATGTTAGATGTTGCCATTTCGAATCGCCCTTATGGTGGACTTCCTGTTGGTAGAATTACCGAAGTAACTGGTTTAGAACAAAGTGGAAAATCATTAGTATCTGCACACCTCCTTGCTGAAACACAAAGGCAAGGTGGTGTTGCGGTTCTAATTGATACTGAAACTGCGGTAAGTAGAGAATTCTTAGAAGCAATTGGTGTAGATGTAGCAAAACTACTTTATGTATCAGCTGATTCAGTAGAACAAATTTTCGAATTTACTGAAACAATCATTGAAAAGGTAAGAACCACACAAAAGGATAAGTTAGTAACAATCGTAGTAGATTCAGTTGCTGCAGCTTCAACTAAGAATGAGTTGGCAGCTGATTATGGTAAAGATGGATACGCTACTGATAAAGCTATTATTATCTCAAAGGCGATGAGAAAAATTACCAATTTAATTGGTAGGCAAAAAATCACCTTAGTATTCACTAATCAATTAAGACAGAAAATGAACGCTATGTTTGGTGACCCGTGGACTACTTCTGGAGGAAAAGCTCTTGCATTCCATGCATCAGTTAGACTTCGTTTGAAGAATATGGGACAAATCAAACAAAAAGTCAATGGGCAAGATAAAACCATTGGTATGAAAGTTAGATGTCAGGTTATCAAAAACCGAATGGGACCACCACTTCGAGCAGCTGATTTCGAAATATTCTTTGATAGAGGAATCGATAACTTCGGTTCTTGGTTAGGAGTAATGAAGGAAAATAAGTTGGTGAAGCAGGCTGGTGCATGGTACACTTACATTGATACGGAAACTGGAGAGGAAATTAAATTCCAATCCAAAGATTTCATTGATTTGATGGAAGAAAGAGAAGATGTTAAAGAACAAATCTACAAAAAGATTTGCGAAGCAACTATCTTACAATACAAATCAGATTCTAAAGATATCGAAGCACATGAGTTAGATACTGAGGGAGCTGAGGTGGTAGAATAAAAAGTAATAATAAGTTATGAGTAAATTAAAAGAAATGTTACAAGCATCTGCGAAAGCAGATAGAGCTAAAGCACTCCTTACTTTGGAGTTGTTGGAGAACAAAGCAGTGGGTATTGGAGACCACTCAACTGAGGATTTTTATAAAAACGCAGAAGAGGCATTATCCAAACTATGTGATGCAGAAGATAGATTACAAACTATCGATAATTATTTCGGTGAAGGTATTCACAATTATTTTTCTGATTCAACAACAACTACATAATGAAAGACCTCTATAAAAACATTCTAAACGAAGTTGAGCAGGAACGAGAAACGAATCACCTTCGTGAGAGAAATAGTAGAGTTCTGATTATTGATGGACTAAACACCTTCATCCGAAGTTGGACAACCAACCCCACAATGAATGAGGATGGTGACCATACGGGTGGGGTGATTGGCTCCCTCAAATCTATTGGATACCAAATTAGAGAATTTAATCCAACCCGATGTATCGTAACCTTTGATGGTAAAGATGGTTCTCAATCCAGAAAGAAAATCCACGAAGGATATAAAGCTGGTAGAGAAAAGAACCGATTTAGAGTAAACCGTCAATATCAAGGTATGATGGATGAGGAAGAGGAAAGATTATCTATGAAACAACAATTCATTTGGTTAAATGATATTTTAGATTATCTACCTGTTCAGACTATGATTTATGATGGAATTGAAGCAGATGATACAATAGCATATCTAACTAAACACAATGAATCGGATTTAGGTAATGAAGTTGTTATTGTTTCAACTGATAAAGATTTTCTTCAGTTAGTTTCTGATAAAGTAAAAGTATTTTCACCTACTAAAAAGAAATTATACGATAGACAGATGGTGTTTGATGAGTATGGAATTTGGCCTGAGAATCTTTTATTATATAGAACATTGGATGGTGATAAATCAGATAACATACCAGGCATCAAAGGATGTGGTATTAAAACTCTTTTAAAGAGGTTTCCTGAACTTTCTGAGGATAGATTGATAACACATGAGGAGTTCTTCCAATTGTGTGAAGATAAGCAAGGTAAAATCAAATTATATGATGATATCTTAAAAGCAAAAGACCAACTTCTTATGAATAAGAGGTTAATGGAGTTAGATGAACCCCATATCCCAACAAATCAGAAGTTAAAAATCTTAGATAGATTTAATGAAGATGATGTTGAATTTAAGAAATTAGATTTTCTTAGAGTTGGACAAAAATACAAAATTCTCCAAAATTGGAGAGATATAAATGATTGGTTACATTCAACCTTTCAAAATATTATTACAAAATAATTTTGATATATCACAAATTTTTCTTATATTTGTGAAATCAAATTAGGTTATAGGTAAATGCAAAATATAGATACTCTTTCAAAATACGGACAATCCTTTCAAACGAAGGTACTTTCTTCTTTGATTACGGATGTTCGTTTATTGGATACTCTTAGTGAGATTATACATCCAAAGTTTTTTGAAGCTGAGGCTAATAAATGGATAGCAGAGGAGATTGTTTCATATTACGATGAATTTAAGAAATCTCCAACATTAGACGTTTTTAAATCCGAAGTTTCGAAGTTAGATGATAGAGGGTTTCAGAAAAGTGTAGTAGAGCAATTAAAATTAGTTTTTACCAAAGTTGGTGATTCTGATTTGGATTATGTAAAGAAAGAGTTTTCTTCATTTTGCATCAACCAAAACCTAAAACAAGCTATTGTTAGTTCAGTTGATTTACTAAAAGCTGGTAACTATGATAGAATCAAAGATTTAGTAGATAAAGCAATGAAGGTAGGAGTGGATTCAGATATGGGACACGATTACCTTTTAGATTTTGAAGAAAGAACTAACGAAGTTGATAGAAGTACAGTTCCAACTGGTTGGGATTGTATTAATGAATTGATGGATGGTGGTTTGGGACCTGGCGAATTAGGAGTAGCAGTAGCACCTTCTGGTGTTGGTAAAACTTGGGTACTATGTGCAATCGGAGCAGCAGCTGTTAAGAGAGGATTAAATGTAGTACATTACTCTTTGGAATTATCAGAACATTATGTGGGACAGAGATACGATACTGTATTTACACAAATCCCATCAGCAGATGTGAAAGATAAGAAAGAAGAAGTAAAAGAGAAAATCAATAGATTGAGTGGAAAACTTCTTATTAAGTATTTCCCACCAAAAGGTATATCTGCTAAAAAATTAGAATCCCATATTGAGAAGATGACAGCAGCAGGAAATAAACCTGATTTGATAATTATTGATTATGCTGATTTGTTATTATCTCACACTAATAAATCCGATTCAACCTATGGTGAGCAAGGTGGTGTTTACATTGAGTTGAGAGGTATTAGTGGTGAATTGGGTATTCCTATTTGGACAGCATCCCAAACCAATCGTTCAGCAATTGATTCTGAAGTTATTGAAGCGGATAAGGTAGCAGATTCCTACGCTAAGGTAATGAACGCTGATTTCATTATGAGTATCAGTAGAAAGAGTAAGGATAAATTGAACAATACTGCAAGATTCCATATTATGAAAAACCGATTTGGACCCGATGGAATTACTTTCCCATCTAAGATGGATACCAATACTGGATTCATTGAGGTTTATGATGGCAATTCATCAGATGGAATTATTACACAAAAAGAATCTGCAAATGGAGAACAAATGGAGAAAAAGTTACTTCATAAAAAGTATGTTGAAAACTTTGGGTAACTATCAAAATTTGTACAAAATATCAAAAAACAAAAAAGTAAGAAATTTAATATTGGAACTTAATTTTTTTTCAATATATACAATAGTTATAATCACCGAGCAGCAATCGAAGGTGTTCGGTTTTTTAATTTAATTAATTTATAAATATATTATCTATGGCAACATCACAAGAATTATTCGAACAAATCAAAGAACTCTTCGTTGAGTTTGAAGAAAATCACACTGCAACTACTAAAGCAGGTAAATCAAGAGCTAGAAAGGCAATTGGTGAAATTAAAAAATTAGTAACCGATTACAGAAAAGCTTCTGTTGAAGAAAATAAATAATCGTAATGGATGTAATTGAGTATCTCCAACATTGTGTCAAAACCGATATAGCACCTTCTCCAATACATGGAATTGGTACATTCGCTTTAAGAGATATTGAAGTTGGTGAATCTCTTTTTGAAGTGTGGAAAGGTGATACTCGAATTTATACCATTGAAAGGGATAAATTTGAGGAATTACCCCACTACACTAAAAAATTAATCTTAAAAGGGTATCTTAATAAACCCGAATACCCAGTTTATTGGTTTAGATTATTTAACGATTGTTATTGGAATTTGGCTAATCCAATAATGCATACAAACACAGCCGAAAAAAATGGTAACTTCGATTCAATCACTAAAAAAGTTATCAAGCCAATCAAAGTTGGTGAAGAAATTTTAGGAACCTACAATTTAAACGATACAATATTAAAATGACATTTGATGAATTGATTGAAAACATCACCCAATGGGCTGATGACAAGGGGATACTTGTTCCTGATAATGCTCCAAAACAATCTATGAAGATTATGGAGGAGTTAGGTGAAACAATGGGAGCAATCCTAAAAGGAAAAAAGACTGATGAAGTTATCGATGGTATCGGTGATATATTAGTTACAGTTATTATTTTAGCAAAACAATTAGGTTTAGAACCTACCGAATGTTTGGAATCAGCTTGGAATGAAATCAAAGATAGGAAGGGAAAGACCGTAAATGGTACATTTATCAAAGAAGAAGAACTATGAGTATATTTGTAGATACTACAGCGGAAGATGTTCACTTCGTAACTAAACGAGGTGGAGAAAAAGAGAGTTTTAAATTAGAAAAAATTCAAAATTCTATCCTAAAGGCAATGGAATCCATTGATAGGGTAGATGAGGAAGTAGCAGAAAAGGTTGCAAGAACTGTGGAAAGAAGTTTGTTTAAATACGAACACATCACTACTGTAACAGTAGATGAAATTGGTGATGTTGTAGAAAACAAACTTATGGATGTTGGATTAAACAATGTAGCAAAAGAATACATTCTATATCGCTCAAAAAACAAACCAAACATCTTTAAGAAAAGAGTAAATCTTAAACCTTACGAATATCCACAATTAGTGGAGTATGTTGATGCTATTAGACACTCTTATTGGGTTCATACTGAGTTCAACTTCACATCAGATATCCAAGACTTTAAAGTACATCTGAGTGAAAAGGAAAGAACCGCAGTAGAAAGAGCTATGTTAGCAATATCCCAAATTGAAATCGCTGTAAAAACCTTTTGGGGAGATATCTACAAAAAAATGCCAAAACCTGAGATTGGAAATGTTGGAGCAACTTTCGCTGAATCGGAAGTTAGACATGCTGATGCATATTCAAACCTAATTCAGGTTTTAGGATTAAACAATGAGTTTGAAAACTTAATGGAAGTACCTGCGATTCGTAGAAGAATCAAATATTTAGAGAAATCTATTAGTGGAGCTCGTTCTATTGAAAATAGAGATTACTTTGAATCAGTAATACTTTTCTCTATGTTTATTGAGAATGTATCACTATTTTCACAATTCTTAGTGATGTTATCTTTCAACAAACATAAGAATGTATTGAAAGGTATTAGTAACGCTGTTGAAGCAACATCAAAAGAAGAAAACATTCATGCTGAATTTGGATTTGATTTGGTTAACACAATCAAAGCTGAGAATCCTGATTGGTGGACTGATGATTTAGTTGAAGATATTATTGATGCAACTTTAGATGCATACGATGCTGAGGCTGAAATCGTAGATTGGATGTTTGAAAAAGGAGATTTAGATTTCCTAACCAAAGAACAAACCTTAGAATTTATTAAAGATAGATTCAACAGGTCATTAAAATCAATTGGTATCGATAGTGTTTTCAGTATTGATGAATCTTTATTAGAAACAACTGAGTGGTTTGATGATGAAATCCTTACCACAAAACATACCGATTTCTTTAACAAAAGAAGTATAAATTATAGTAAAAAACAAAAATCGATTACAGAAGACGATTTATTTTAAGAAGTTACAATTATGAGCGATAGAAAATTATTTGATTGGATTAACGAAGAATCCGTTACCTTTTTAAGAAGGGGGTATTTAAGTGAAGGTGAAGAACCTTTAGATAGAATTAAAACAATTGCAAACCATGCAGAAAAACTATTAGAAATCGAAGGATTTGCTGATAAGTTTATTGATTATATGGGTAGAGGGTGGTATTCACTTTCATCACCTGTATGGGCAAACTTTGGTAAGAAAAGAGGTTTACCAGTTTCTTGTTTTGGTTCTAATATTGGTGATAACATTGAATCAATTCTATATACTCAAGCTGAAGTTGGTGAAATGAGTAAAATGGGAGGCGGAACTTCTGGTTACTTTGGTAACATCAGAGGTAGAGGTGCTGAAATTACTGATAATGGACATGCACCTGGCGCTGTTCACTTTATGAATCTCTTTCAAAGTGTAGTAGATAATATTTCACAAGGTTCAACTCGTAGAGGTAGATTCTCACCATACTTACCAATCGAACATCCAGATATTATGGAGTTCTTAGAAATTGGAACTGAAGGTGCAACTATCCAAGACCTTACACATGCGGTAACTGTTTCTGATGAGTTTATGGAAGAAATGATTGCTGGTGATACTGAAAAAAGAGCTGCTTGGGCAAAAGTAATCCAACGAAGAGGTGAAATCGGATATCCATATATTATGTTCTCAGATACGATGAACAAAAATACTGTGGATGTTTATAAAGATAAAAACGCTAAAATCTATAACTCTAATCTATGTTCTGAAATCGCTCTTCATAACTCAGAGGAAGAATCATTTGTTTGTGTACTTTCATCTATGAATGTTCTACACTATGATGAGTGGAAGGATACTGATGCAGTTGAAACGATGACTTACTTCTTAGATGCGGTTGTAACCGAATTCCTTACTAAGATTGAAGCTATTAGAGATAATGGTACAATTGAAGGTAAAAGAGCATTCTTCTACTTAGAAAAAGCATACAACTTCGCTAAAAGACAAAGAGCATTAGGTTTAGGTGTTTTAGGATGGCACTCATTTATTCAATCAAAAGGATTACCATTTGATAGTAGAGATGCGGCAAGATTAAATGTTGAAGTATTTAAACTAATCAAAGAAAAATCATATAAAGCATCCGAAGAGATGGCTGAAAAATATGGTGAACCTGAATACCTCAAAGGATATGGTAGAAGAAATGTAACTTTGAACGCTATTGCACCTACCACATCTTCAGCATTTATCTTAGGACAGGTATCACAATCAATTGAACCAATTTGGTCAAATTGTTATGTAAAAGATGTTGCTAAAATGAAAGTAACAATCAAAAACCCAATCTTAGAAAAATTACTTGAGGAGTTGGGTAAAAATGATAAAGAAACTTGGAATAGTATTAAACAAAATGATGGTTCGGTTCAGCATTTAGAGTTCTTAACTCCTATACAAAAAGAGGTATTCAGAACTTTTGCTGAAATCAATCAATCTACTATTATTAACCAAGCAGCAATCAGACAGGATTACATTGACCAATCACAATCTTTGAATCTAATGATTGCACCTGATATGCCAACTAAGGATGTAAACAAACTCCTTATTGATGCATGGAAGTTAGGAGTTAAAACACTTTACTACCAACACTCAATGAATTCAGCACAAGCTTTCGCTAGAAAGAAACTTGGATTGAATGATTTACATTGTGTTGCTTGTGAGGGATAATATTAAACATTAAATTATAAAAGCTATGATAGAAATTAAAAAATTCGAAGCAGATTGGTGTGGTCCTTGTAGGATGTTAAAACCAACATTTGAAAAATTAGAAGAATCATTTGGAAATTCCGTAAAATTTTCGTATATTAACGTGGATGAAAACCAAGATGAAGCAGCTAAGTATTCAGTTCGTTCAATTCCAACCGTTGTTATTGAAAAAAACGGAGAATTGGTAGAAAGATTTACAGGTGCACAATCGGAGTTAGCATATAAGAATGCGCTAAACGAAGTTTTATAAGGAATGCCAATACTAAGAGGACAGACTCATCCTTCTGCAAAATTAACGGATGAGCAGGTTATACAAATAAGAAGGTTATGGAAAATGGGACACCGAAATGTAAGAGTGATAGCTCGAAACAATAAGGTATCCCCAGCCAATATCATTAAGATTGTCAAAAATAAAACTTGGACACACCTAAATGAATTTTGGTCTGGTAGTTTATGAAAGAGGAGAAAACATATTGTGATACTTCTAAACTTTCCATTCGTCTTATAACCAAATCGGTAGCGAAGGATATCATTGTTAACAACCATTATAGTGGATTGTGGACAAAGGTATCTTACGCAATTGGTTTATTTACCTCTGATGTAGAAGAACATCCTTTTTTTGATAATGTAGAAGATAAACTAATTGGAGTAGCTTGTTATGGAGACCCAATTGGTAGAAGTGCTGGACAATCAATATCCCCTTTATTGGAAAGAACTGAAGTATTAGAACTAACTCGATTATTCGTATTCGATGGATATGGTTCTAATATAGAGAGTTGGTTCTTAGGTCAAACTTTTGATTGGTTAAGAGAGAATGTACCACAAATAAAAGCACTTATTTCATATTCAGACCCTAAAGAAGGGCATTGTGGTACAATTTACCAAGCAACTAATTGGTTGTATCAAGGTAACAAACTAAGATTCAATGATAGTTGGGATTTCAGATGGGAAGCAGGTGGTGATTGGCACCACGGAAGAACTTCTTATGTGAAATTTGGAACAAATGACCCCAAAGAAATACAAAAAATGATATCATCTACTTTTTGGATAAAGAAAAATCCAAGAAAACATAGATATGTGTACATTTTAGCCAAAGGTGGTGAAAGAAGGAAGTTGTTAAACAATATTAAACATCCATCATTCCCCTATCCTAAAGAAAATGAACAATTTGTGGAAGAAATTCATAGAATGGACCCGATAAATTTGGAAATTACAAAATAATTTAGTATATTTGTAAAAATTAGTAGTATTATGACTGAATCAGAAGAAATTGAAGAAATCTTAATGGAATCATCATCTTATGGATTAAGAATAGAAGTAATGAAAACTGCTTCTGAAATTATGGGAAGTAATCCCAAAATGAGAAAAGTAGATGCATACCAACAAGCTTTCAACGAATGGGTAAAGTAGAAGGAAAGAAATATTGTGATGCTAGTAAAGTAAGTATTGCACCAATAGCTAAATCTATCGCTAAAGATATGATTATCAAAAAGCATTACACTCATGCTTGGACTGCATGTAGGTACGCTTTAGGTATCTATCATCAAATGGATGAAAAAGATATCTTTGGTAATGATAAAAAGTTGGTAGGAGTAGCTGTATATGGATTCCCAGTAGGAGCAAAAGCATCCACCTCAGTTTGTGAGGGATTAACAAAAGATAACATCTTAGAACTTACTCGATTGTATGTTGATGATGGGTATGGTTCAAACATTGAGAGTTGTGCATTAGGTAAAACCTTCCAATGGTTAAAGGATAACGATACCAACATCAAAGTTCTTCTATCTTATGCTAATAATGGACAAGGGCACTTAGGTGGGATTTACAAAGCAACCAATTGGATTTATCAGGGATTGAATACTGATATCGCTCTGATGCCAAATTGGGGTATTTCACTATCTAATGACCCATACGATTGGATTCACTCTCGAACTGTATTCAACAATTGGGGAAGTGGTAACTTAGAACATCTCAAAAAAGAAATCGGAAAAGAGGGATATAAAGAATTTTGGAGAAGAGAAGAACCTCCAAAACATAGATACATTCAGATTCTTGCTCAAAATAAAAAAGAGAAAAAGGATTTGATGAAAAGGTTGAAGCATGAGATTCGACCTTATCCAAAAGAGTTGAATGATTATAATACTGAAGTAGTACATCATTTAACCTATCCACCAGAGGAAAGTAACGAAATAAATTTTTGGTAAAAAAAAGTGAAAAAATATTTGGATAATTAAAAAATTATTCTTATATTAGTATCATAAAATTGAGCGGGGATGTTCCCCAAATGTTAAAACCCTAAAACAATAAGTTATGGATTTTCCAAAAGTTACTAAAAAACAATTTAAAGAATTGATATCAAATATTAGAGATACCTATTTGGATTGGTGTGTTCATAATAACGAAACACACTTTGATGGTTGTACCATTACATGGGGAGATTTAAAAATGTATCCCAAAAAATATCAAGGTGAATTGGAAGTTGGTGATATACAAAACTCTCAATCAAATAGAGACCCATCTATATTAGATACATCTAAAAAATTACCTAAAAAATTATCTTACGCACTTCGTATTATGGGTGGTAATTCATCTTTCAACTTCTTACCATTGGGTATGTTAGATGATACTATCGCTCTACAAGCAGAAGATAGAGGGCATGAGGGTACTATATTGTTCTTTCACTATGAAAAGTCTTGGTCAAAATCAATATGGAAAAAAGTACAAAGACAATTAGATTCTGAACTACCTGAAGATGATAGAACAGCTAGCACTAAATTGATTGCAGAAAATTTAAGTAATAAATTAAAAGATAAAAAAATAACTGAATTATCTTTATCTGAGGTAATACCATCATCGGTATGTAAGAAGCAATCAAATACCAATATTCCGATTCAAATAAAAGTATATCCAAATCGTGCAATGCATCGTAGAGAAATATTGGGCATCAATAATAGTGAGGATTCTTGGACAACTCACCAAAAGGGAATGTTATCAGCGGAGATAAAATTAGATGATAAATATGGTGTTGGTAATGATTATATGGATACTATCTATTCACTGGTAGAGGGAGATGAACTATTTCAGGGTGAAAAAACTATGTTTAGCCGCCATAACAAAGTAGGGGATAAGATGGAACGATTTGAAGAAGAAATCATTATGTTATGGAATAGTTCTAGGAAAACTAGAACAGGTGGTATTTTGGATATTTATCGTGGATTTGATTGTTCAGCTGAAAAGAGAAGAATAAAGCAGTATGAGGATTATGTAATAGCTACTAATAAAACTGATGCTGAAAATGAAGCTAGTGTTGGTAAAGAATTTCTTAATTGGATATCTGAATGTGTAGATATTAATACATTTGAAAATAACATAGAGCAGGTTATTAATAAGCATAATGGTTCATCAACTACCAACATCAATGATTTATCTATGACTAAAGTGGATTCTGCACTAATGATAGCTCATTTGATTGATAATTATATAAAATTATCATCATCCAATCCAACGAAGGAAACGGTATTAAATGTAACTGGTTATGTGTTACAAATGGCTTCTGATTTAATATTGGAATCAAAAGTACAAAACGCTTTAATTAAAGCTGGTACTGGTGCCAATGGGAGATATAACAAATTCTATTCAATATTGGAAGAAGAGCTTAAAAAATTACCTTATGAAACTATTAGTGATGTAAAGAGTACTTTGATTTCTATGGCTAAACAATCATTAGATACCTCACTAAATCCAAATGGTGATATTTCTATGATTGACCGTAATAATGGTTCTAAATCTGAATTTAAAATAGTAACAATTAATATATCAAATGGTGTTGGGTTTGATAAAGGACATAAAAACTCTGGAAAAGATGGTAAAGATATTTCTAATTTCTTCCTACAATTTTCAGGTGATAATAGATTTCATTCAAACAAACGAAACTTTATTCCATCGGAATACTCTTTGGAATATCTAAACTCCATTAAACAATTTATGAATACGCATGATTTAATGATGGATGATGATTGGCAAGAGGCATATCAAAACACTCGTAAATTTGTTAATAGTGTTTGGAAATAATTAAAATAAAATATGAGAGTATTAGTAATACCTAATTATACAAATTTTGGACAAGTAAAGGATATCAATAGGGATTCGTTCCTATTGGTATTCAAGTCCTTTTTAGATAACACACAAATTGGAAAGGAGTGGGAGTGGGTCTTACCATATCCAGGTGGTGGAATGCACAATCATCCAGGTATTATAAACACTTTCGAATATCCGAATGTAACGATGTTACAAATGGACCCGATAGATTGTTTTCCAGCTAAGATGAGGGTTGATTATCCTCACAAATTTTTTGAGAAGGTTATTGAGAAATATGAAGGAAAATTTAATCTCGTTTGGAGCCATTTACCTGAGTGGACAAATTTATTTAAGATATCAAGAATCTACAATAAATTACAACCTATAATTGGCTACTGCCATTGGAGCGAAATACCCGAAAATGGTGCTAGAACGGAAAACTCATTTTGGACAAACATTAGAGGTATTTTACAAATGGAAGTTTGTGGTGTAAACTCTGAATATCAAAAAAGTGTTATTCTTAAAAACGCAGCTTTAGATTTCCAACCACATATTGTTGAAAAGTTGGATAAGATTATTCAACCTTGGTATTTAGGATGTGATACAGCTACTCCTTCAAATGGATATGATGATAAAACAATCGTATTCAATCATAGAGAAGGTGTTTATACTGGTTCTAAATGGTTCTTTGAAACTATGGATGAGTTGTGGAAAGAAAGGCAGGATTTCAAAGTTTATACTACTTTGAAAGAAATGGGTAAACCTTATACAAAGTATATTGGAGCAGCTGATAGAAAAGTGTACCTAAGTCAATTATCAAAAGCACATTTTGGTGTTGGTACTTTCCAAGGTTATTCAGCTTGGAGTATGAGTACAACTGATGGATTTTCAGTAGGTGTACCATATTTACTACCAAATGGTTTTTGTTATCCTGAAATGGTAGGTGATGATTATCCACTTCTTTATAATGGTAAGAAAGAATTTAAAGAAATGGTAATAAAGTTATTAGATGGTGATATTCCAAGACCTGATGTAACTCACCTTGCTCAATCTCTCCTATGGGAATCACAAATTGAGAAATATTGGAATGTTGAGAAAAATTTTATTGGTAACCTAAGAAAAGAATTTAACGATTAATGTACCAAAACTGCTACTACCAAAGAGAAAAGAATCTCGTTCATATTTGGGATGATAAAAAAGGATACTTCAATTTTCCTTATACTCGATACGCATACGAAAAGGCTGATAGAGGTGAGTTTACAACTCTTTATGGAGATAAAGTAACCAAAATCTACAAATTCACAAAAGATGACCCAAATCTTTTCGAATCAGATGTACCTGAAACTACGAGAGTTTTGGTAGATACTTATACTGATTCGGATTTACCATCAGAAGGACACACTATTCTTACTTATGATATTGAGTGTGAGATGGAGAGCGGTTTACCAAATCCAGAAGAAGCAGAGAATGAATTAACTTCAATCGCACTACATGATTCAGTAACCAATCAATATTGGGTTTTGGTTATGGATAAAAGTGGTGATATGTTGGAAAGAAAAACTGATAAAGCAATTGTGATTCCATTTAAGCAGGAAGAACAAATGTTATTAAAGTTTTTAGAGTTATATGAGATGATTAATCCATCGATTGTAACTGGTTGGAATATTGATTACTTCGATACACCAATGTTATACAATCGTATCAAACGATTGTTGGGTAAAAGAGCCGCAAATCGCTTATCACCTATTGGTGAGTGTTTTTGGTCTCCTTATCGTAAAAGATTCTTTATGGCTGGTGTATCGTACTTAGATTACTTAGCATTATACAAAAACTTCACATACTCGGAATTAGATTCTTATAGATTAGATTCCATTTCTATGAGAGAGTTGAATAGAAAAAAGATTGAATATGATGGAAACTTAGACCAATTATTCAGAGATGATATTGAGAAGTTTATAGAGTATAACTTAGTGGATGTTGAACTTGTAGTAGAATTAGATAACAAACTTCAGTTCATTGATACCGCTCGAGGTATTTGTCACGCTGGGCATGTACCTTACGAAGATTTCGTTTATTCTTCAAAGTATTTGGAAGGAGCACTTTTATGTTACCTAAAAAGAAAGGGTATTGTTGCACCTAACAAACCAGCTGATAGAAGAGAACGAATGGAAGCTCTTAAAGAGAATAAAGAAGAGAAGTTTATCGGAGCATATGTAAAAGCACCAATTGTTGGTAAATATGATTGGATATATGATTTGGATTTAACTTCCCTATATCCATCTATTATTATGACTATCAATATTTCACCTGAAACTAAGATGGGTAAAATTGAAGATTGGAGTGCTGAGGATTATGTTAAAGATAAAAGGGATAGTTGGGTTATCAATGGTGATACAATCACACAAGAAAATCTAAAAAAGTTTTTTGAAAGAAGTAAGTTTTCAGTTGCATCAAATGGTGTTCTTTATAGAACGGATAAAGTGGGTTGTATTCCTGATATTTTGGACTTGTGGTTCTCTCAGAGGGTTGAGTTCAAAAACAAAATGAAAGAATATGGAAACAGTGGAGAAAAAGAAAAATACGAATGGTATAAGAAACGTCAGTTGGTTCAGAAAATTCTACTTAATTCTTTATATGGTGTGCTTGGCCTTCCTGCCTTTAGGTTCTATGATGTTGATAATGCTACCGCTGTTACCACAACGGGACAGACAGTTATTAAATCAACTGCGGATATGGCTAACATCAAATACAATAAGGAGCTTGGTACTCCTAATGCTGACTCTAATATATACATTGATACTGATTCTGTATTTTTCTCAGCAGCTCCACTTTTAGACCATAGGATTCCAAATTGGAAAGATAATGAGCAAGATACTATTGCTGGATTCGTAAATGATATTGCAGGTGAAATGCAAGATTATCTAAATGATTTTTATGATATTCTTGCTGAAAAAGTATTCAATGTAGATAAGGATAAACATCGATTTGAGATTAAGAAAGAATATGTTTCTAAATCAGGTATTTGGATTGCTAAGAAACGATATGCACAATGGATTATTTCCGATAATGGTGTACCTGTTGATAAGTTGGATGTAAAAGGATTAGATGTTGTTCGTTCATCATATCCAGCAGCATTTAGAAAGTTTATGAGTGAGGTTCTGATTGAAATCCTTAGAGGTGATACTGAAGAACAACTTACGAATAAAGTGTATGATTTTAAAAAGAATCTACCAAATATGGATGTGGTGAAGATTGCAAAAGCTGGAGCTGTGAAAAACTTATCAAAGTATATGCCAAAGAAAAAGAATCAAACAGCTATGTTCCAATTTCCATCTGGTTGTCCGGCGCATGTTAAAGCAGCAATTGCATATAATCAATTACTAAAACACTTTGGGGTGGAAAATCAATACGAACCCCTAAAGGATGGTGATAAGATTAAGTGGGTTTATCTAAAACAAAATCCATATGGGTTGGATGGTGTAGCTATGAATGGTTACAATGACCCACCTCAGATTATGGAACTGATTAACACTTATATCAATCACGATAAAATCTTCGAAAGAGAACTTCTAAAAAAATTAGAAGATTTCTACGGAGCATTAGATTGGGGAGAAGTTTTATCCTCAACAAAAACAGCTGAGAAATTTTTCTCATTTTAATTTGGATAATTAAAAAATTATTCGTATATTTGTAACACTTAAAAATAAATCTTAAAAGTAAATTATGGAAAAAGTAAAATTCGATGGTTTCATCAATCGATACAATCTCGGTGGAGAGGTTGAATCAGTAATGGTAAAATCAGAAGGTTCTGACCTTTCAGTTAGAATGATTTCTGATGACAAAACTCTTTTAGGGGATGTAACTTCAGCTAATACTGATTTCCCAAATGGGGAATTTGGTATTTATACTACATCTCAGTTGAAAGGGTTATTGAGTGTGTTAGATAACACTATTGAAGTAGAAGAAGTAACTGGAGCACTAAAGTTCTCTGATAAGGGAACAAAGATGCAGTATATGTTAGCAGCACCATCAGTTATCCCAGCGGTACCTGATTTAAAAGCACTTCCTCCCTTCAATGTAGAAGTAACACTAAACGATGAGTTCGTAAACAAATTTATCAAATCTAAGGGAGCATTAGCAGATGCTGATACTTTCACATTCACTTGTAAAAATAACAATGGAGAGATTATCTTAGGTTATTCTTCAATCAATTCAAATAGAATTTCTATCTCAGTTGATTGTACTTGTGATGGTGATGTTGAACCAATCGCATTCTCTGCGAAATATCTAAAAGCTATCCTATTGGCTAATAAAGGTTCAAATTCTTCTTCATTGAAGATTTCATCACAAGGTTTGGCACATCTAAACTTTGTTGATGGAGATTATACCAGCAATTACTATCTCGTAGAAATTAAGTAATTATGAGTTTTTGGGATACTGAACCAGCAAAGCCAGAATTCATCTTTGAGGAGGAAAAAAGAAAACTCAAAGAGAATATGGATTATCTAATGACAATGAGTGTTGAAGAACAAACTCTATACAAAAAGTGGGTAGAGTTGCAAGAATCTTCAATGCTTAGAGATAAATCCCAAATCGCTACTCTTTATGATACTCAATGGAAACCAACTGATATCAACAATAAAGAACTAACCATCAAAGAAATTGAAGAGTTAGAACCTTATGTTGAAATTGTAGAGGATTCAGCTGAAGCTACAAAGTGGACTTATCTTAGAAAGATGATTCACACTATGAGTTGGACAGCTAATCCTGGTCGAAATGTGAAATTGTTTATCAAAGATAAGAAGAGTGGTAAATTGTTAGGTTTGGTATCACTAGCCTCAGATGTTACTTCTATGAAAGTAAGAGATGATTACATCGGATGGACTAAAGAAGATAAATTCAAAAAGGGAAAGTTGAACTACACAACTATCGCTTCCACCATCGTTTGTACCCAACCTTTAGGTTACAACTTTTTAGGTGGTAAACTCACCGCAATGATGACTACAGTTCCAGAAGTTAGAAATTATTGGAAAGAAAAGTATGGGCAAACATTGATAGGTGTAGGTACAACTTCCCTTTATGGAATTCATTCACAATATAATGGTATTCCGCATTTTAAAACTTTAGGAGAATCCGCTGGTAAGATTGCAATCAAACCTGATGATGAGTTCTATGACCCTTGGCACCAATGGTTGAAGGAAAATAGAGCAGATTGGTACGAAAATGCAATCACTAACGAAAGAATCAGAAATGGTAAAAATATGGGAACTGGTGAAGGTGCTAGTGGACCTGTAAGTGGTATCAAACAAAAGATTCTTTCTCAGATTCTAAGAGAATGTGGTATCAAAGCATCTGATTATCATCACGGATTTAAAAGAGGTGTATATCTTGCTATGATGTACGAAAACGGACCTGAGTTCCTCCGTTCAGAAATTGAAGAATCGGAACTTGTTATGAAGAAAAAGTTTGAAGATGGTGTAGATTACATCAACAATTGGTGGAAAAAACAAGCAATCAAACGATATTCTAAGTTGCATGATGAAGGTAGATTAAAACCTGAAGATTTATTCTATATCGATGGTATTGGTAAAGATTGGGAAACCTTCAAATCAGAAAGATTAAAAGAAGTAGGTAGATAAAATATAAATTATGGGATTTTTTGAAGAAACTAATAATGAACAAGTAGATAACTCACTTTGGGTAGAATCATATCGCCCAACTACTTTAGAAAATTATGTGGGTAATGAACACTTAAAAGAAAAAGTAAGTGGTTATTTAGAAACAGGTGATGTACCTCACTTACTTCTTTATGGTAGAGCTGGTACTGGTAAGACAACTCTTGCCAAATTGATTGTAAAATCATTAGATTGTGATTATATGGTAATCAACGCATCTGATGAGAACAATGTGGAAACTGTAAGAAATAAAGTAAAAGGATTCGCATCATCGATGGGATTCAAAAAGTATAAAATCATTATCTTAGATGAGTTTGATTATATGTCTCAGAACGCACAAGCGATTCTTAGAAATCTTATGGAAACATTTTCACAACATTGTAGATTCATTTTGACTTGTAACTATGTTGAGAAAGTTATTGACCCTATCCAAAGTAGATGTCAAACTTTCCAAATCATTCCTCCTACTAAAAAGGATGTAGCAGTTCAAATCTCAAAGATTCTTAAAAATGAAGAAGTAAAGTTTGAACCAAAAGATTTAGTTCCAATTATTGATGCTGGATATCCTGATATTAGAAAGATTATCAATACTTGTCAATTAAACTCAATCAAAGGTGAGTTGAAAGTAGATACTCAAAACCTTTTAGAGAATGATTACAAAATGAAAGTTTTGGATATCCTAAAATCTTCGGATGATAAGAGAAACAAATATGTGAATATGAGACAAACTATCATTGATAGTAGAGTAACTGATTTCTCAGAATTATTTACTCTCTTATATGAAAAGGTAGATGAGTACGCTCCACAAAACACAGCGAATGTAATCATCGCTCTTTCTGAAGGACAGAATAAACACTTCAACGCTATTGATAAAGAGATACCAATGGCAGCAACTTTGATTGAAATTTTAAACTTAATATAATGGCAAATATAATTGGTAAAGGTGGTAGTAAACCACAAAAAGCATCAGAACAAAGTACACAACAATCACCAAAGATTGATTTAGGTAAATCAACTCCCGTTGTTTGTGCTCATTGTGGATATGATGTATTTGTAGATGGTGCTAAATTTAGAAAAATCTCAAAACTAATCACTGGTACTCCGCAAGATGTAGTTGTACCAATTGAAGTAATGTTATGTGGTAATTGTGGTGAGATTTGTGAAGAATTACTACCAGAACAAATGAAAGTATTAAACGAAATTGATAAAAGAAATTCTGAGGAGAATGCCTAAATCGTTGTTTGACCACATAAAAGCAATTACCAATGAGCAAGACCCTAAGTATTGGGATAAGTTAGAGGAAGCTGATAAGAAAACATTTTCTAACTATATGGTACTTCGTTTTCTATCTATGAAATATGAGTGGGTAGAAACCATTGCAGCAGTTCAACCATATTTACAGGAAGTTCCTCCTAAAGCAATGTATTTGGCTATGATTGATTTACTTCCAAAGGGTAGGCACTTTATGAAGTATATGAAAGCTAAAACTGCCGATAAATACGAAGGTTGGTTAGTAGAGTTGGTAGCTAAACATTATGAAACCTCAAAGTTAGAAGCAGAAGATTACTTAAAGATTCTATATGCTAGTAGAACTGGTAAGGAAAGAATCAAACAATTATCAGAGGATTATGGAACTGACCCAAAGATAATTAAGAAATTAAAATTAAAAATATAATTGAGAAAAGTTTGGAAATCCCAAACTTTTTTCGTATATTTGTATAACAAATAGAAGTTTATGGCAAAAGTAAGTTTTTCACAATATCAACTATATTCATCTTGTCCTCGTGCATATAAACTGAGGTACATAGATAAGTTGGGTGAATCATCTGCTAACATTTATACAATCTTCGGAACAGCTATCCACGAAACCATACAACATTTCCTTTCAGTTATGTATGGAGTTTCGAAAAAACAAGCTATGGAAATTGATACCGATAAGTTGTTGTTAGAATGGATGCGAAAAGAATACATCAAAGAGAACGAAAAGTTGACGGAAGGGAGTGTATGTACTCAGTTGGAGTTAGAAGAGTTCTATGGTGATGGTAGAAGAATATTAGAATGGTTTAAAAAGAAATTAGATAAGTTTTACACAAAGACTGGTTTTGAATTGGTAGGTATTGAATTACCCCTAAACGCAAAAGTAAAGGAAGGTGTAAACTTCATCGGATTTGTGGATATCGTAATGAAAGATTTATCAGATAATTCAATCATCATTATTGATTTGAAAACATCAACAATGGGTTGGAACAAATACGCTAAAGCTGATAAATACAAAAACGCTCAGATTGTTCTTTATAAGAAATACTATTCAGAACTATTCAATGTTCCTTTAGATAAAATCAAAGTTGAATATCAGATTATGAGGAGAAAACTCTATGAGGATGCTCCTTTCCCAATTCCTTATATGTCTAGGCATGTACCTGCTAATGGTAAACCAACTGTAAACAAAGTTTATAATGAGTTTATGGGATTCGTTAATGAGGTATTTGATGATGAAGGTAAGTTCAACGATTTGCCTTATCCAAAGGTGCCGGGTGAACGGAAAAAGAATTGTAAGTTTTGTGAATTCCTTCAAAGAGGAATTTGTGATGGAAATCCATCGTAAAAATATATTTCTATATACTTATATATAAACATATAATTTGTATATTATGAGTGTAGAAACTAAACTAACAACTGTAAAGATTATAAAGGGTGTTTATTCTAACTTTAAAAGGGTTTCTTTTGAATCTGATGTAACACTTCAAAAATTAGTAAACAGAACAGTTGAACGATATGTAACCGATGAACAATTTAGAGAAGAGATGAATGAATATCTTAAACTCCAAATTTCAGGTTCACAATTTTAAAAAAAAGTTATTTAAATAAGTTATGAGTAAAAAGAAAAAGATTCTTCTTCTTTCAGATGATTTAAGAATGGCGAGTGGTATCGCCACTATGAGTAAAGCGTTGGTAATGGGAACTGTTGATAAATACGATTGGTTCCAAGTAGGTGCAGCAATTAACCACCCTGATAAAGGTAAAATTTTAGATGTATCGGCTGATATTCAAAAACAAACTGGTGTCGAAGATGCATCGGTTAAAATACTTCCGTGGACTGGATATGGTAACGCTGATTTGGTTAGACAATTACTAAATACTGAAAGGCCTGATGCTATTCTTCACTTTACTGACCCAAGATATTGGATTTGGTTGTATGAAATGGAACATGAGTTAAGGCAAAACATTCCTATTTTATTCTATGCAATTTGGGATGATTTACCAGACCCACTTTACAATAGAAATTATTATGAGAGTTGTGATTGGATTGGTTGTATTTCAAGACAAACTTATGGTATTGTATCTCGTTTGACAAGTAGAACTGATAAACCAACTTGGAAACCTCATAAAGATTGGCAGGTATCTTATGTTCCTCATGGTATTAATCCAAATGAATACAAACCAATTGATGTACCTAAACCATTTAGAGATGAAATATTAGCTGGAAATGAGTACGATTATGTATTCTTCTGGTCAAATCGTAATATTCGTAGAAAACAACCTTCGGATGTGATTATGGCATTTAAGGATTTTTGTAATAGAATAGGTGAAGAAAAAGCTAAGAAAGTTGCATTAGTAATGCATACCCAACCAACTGACCAAAATGGTACTGATTTACCAAAAGTTCATCAGACATTAGCACCCGAATGTAATGTAATATTTTCAGATAAACGAAGAAGCGTAGCTGAACTGAATTATCTTTATAATATAGCAGATTGTACAATTAACATTGCAGGTAATGAAGGGTTTGGGTTAACAACTGCAGAATCGGTAATGAGTGGTACACCTATTATTGTAAATGTTACAGGTGGATTACAAGACCAATGTGGATTCAGATTTAAAGATACTGGAGAACTTCTAACTGCTGAAGATTACAAAGAAATCGGTTCACTTCACAAATGGAGAGATTGGGAAGATAAACTAACTTGGGGAGAATGGGCAAGACCAGTTTGGAGTAGAGCCCAAACTATGGCAGGGTCAGTTCCTACCCCATATATTTGGGATGATAAGATTGATGTATATGATGTGGCAACTGCTATGGAAGAAATGTACAAAAAACCCAAATCAGAACTGAAAGAAGCTGGTTTAAAAGGTAGAGAGATGTTCAAAGGTGAAATGGGGTTAGTAAACACAAATATGTGTCAAACTTTAGTAGATGGAATCGAAGGAACATTTGAAAATTGGAAACCAAGAAAAAAATACGAATTATTTAAAATTAAGTAATATGAATGATGTAAACAATTGTAATCACATAAATAATCTATACTTTAGAGCATTTAATGAAAAAAATTTAGATGTATTGGCATCTCAAGTATATTCACCAAATGTTGTATTAAAAGATTGGGTTGGTGAATGGGTTGGTAGAGATAATGTTTTGTTGGAAAATAAAAAGTTTTTTGAAAATGAGTTTACTTTAACAGTTGAAAATACAATTATGGGATTTGATAATGATATGCACTTAGTTACTGCAAAAAATGATATTGTTATTGAGATTGGTGGAGAAACTATAAACGCAGTTGATGAATTAGTATTTGAACAAAATTCATCACGCATAAGAAGTATTACAGCATATAAAAGATAAGAAGTTATGAACAAACCTTTATTAGTATTTCAAGCTCCTGTATTTACTCGAAGTGGTTATGGAGACCATTCGAGAGATATTCTTAGAAGCTTATTTAAAATGGAAAAGTACGATGTAAAAATTGTACCAATGAGGTGGGGAAATACCCCACAAGACCAAGCAGACCCTTCTACAGAATTTGGTCAGAAGATGTTATCAAATGTTGTAACTCAATTAGATAGAAAACCTGATATTTTTATGCAAATGTCAGTTGCAAACGAATTTGAACCAAAGGGTAACTTTAATATTGGTATTACTGCAGGTGTAGAAACTACAATACTTCCAAAAGAATTTATTGAAGGTTCTAATAAAATGGATTTAATAATAGTACCATCAGAATTTACAAAAAAATTAATGATTGGAACTGCATATCAAGAAAAAAATCAACAAACAGGTCAAATTGTACGAGAAATTAGAGTTACAAAACCAGTTGAAGTTTTATTTGAAGGTGTTGATTTGGATAGATACTTAAACTACCCAAAATCGGATACTGATATCTTAGAAGGTATTCAGACTGATTTCAACTTCTTATTTGTAGGACATTGGTTAAAGGGGCATTTAGGGCAGGATAGAAAAGATATTGGAATGATGATTAAAACATTCGCTACTGTATTTAAATTTTTACCAATGGAAAAAAGACCTGGTCTTATTCTTAAAACATCTCACGCTGGATTTTCTGTAATTGATAGAGAAAATATTAGAGAAAAGGTTGATAATATTCTTAATGGTATGGATAAAAAGGATATTCCACCAATTTACATATTACATGGTGATTTAGATGATACAGAAATGGGTCAACTATATAATCATCCAAAAGTAAAGGCAATGGTATCATTTACCAAAGGTGAAGGATACGGTAGACCACTTGCAGAATTTGCTTTAAGTGGTAAACCTATTATTGTTTCAAGGTGGAGTGGTCAAGTTGATTTCTTACCTGAACAACATACTGTTTTCTTAGATGGACAATTAACTCCGGTAGATGAATCAGCAGCTGATAAATTTATCTTAAAAGATTCTAAATGGTTTAGTGTAAACTACTCAGATGCAGCAAATAAATTTTATAAAGTTTTTAATGAATATGATTCTTATTTAAAACAATCAGCTGGATTAAAAACAAATATTATCAATAATTTTAGTTTGGAAAAAATGGATAAAGTTTTTGAAGAAATGATGGAAAATTACACATCATCGGTTCCTCAAATAAAACCATTTAATTTACCCAAATTGAATAAAAATAAAATGAATATTCCTAAATTAAATAAAGTATAATGAATTACAGTTCACAATATAGACAGTATTTAGATTATGGCAATCGTGTATCTAAATCCAGTATACAGCCATATGGAATTTACAAAATTTCAACCTATAAGTATGTTGATGAAGGTAGACAGAGTCTAAAGGGTGAGTATGAAACTTTGATATTCGTTACGGGTATTTTTCAAAAGAAAGTTTCGGCACTGAAACTATCAAATATACAACCACTTAAATTTTTAAATTGGTTTAAACGAATAGCTAATAATAAATACAATGAATCCGATTCTCAATATATTGGTTTATATGAAATAGAAACTCCAATGGATATTGGTGGTAATCGTATTTATGATTCATACATCAGAAACAATAAAGATTTTGTAGCAAAAGGAGCAGCTTATAGAACTTATAAGTTAGAGGGTATTCAATACGCTACTGAAGTATTTTTAAAGAAAAACATATTAGAAAGATATTATGGTTAATGTTACATATGCAATTACAGTTTGTAATGAGATAAATGAAATTACAAAATTAATAAACTTTCTTCACCCAAGAATCCAATCAGATGATGAGATTTTGATTCAGTATGATGAAGATGGTGTTACTGATGATGTTATGGGTTATCTGAGAATCATAAATGATTTGCATGATAATGTAAATGTGATTGGATTCCCTCTAAATAAAGATTTTGCATCTTACAAAAACAATCTAAAGAATCATGCTAAAGGTATTTTCATCTTCCAAATCGATGCTGATGAATTACCAAATGAATATTTGATTACAAATATGCATGATTTATTAAATGCAAATTTAGATATCGATTTATTCTTCGTTCCAAGAGTAAACACAGTTGAAGGATTGACACCAGAACATATCCAAAAATGGAGATGGAATGTAAATGAAAAAGGATGGGTGAATTGGCCTGATGTACAAACTCGTTTATATAGAAGAACTTCTGAAATTGAGTGGGTTGGTAAAGTACATGAAAGAATCAAAGGTTATAATACAATGACTTATTTACCATTAGAAGAAGATTTCTCATTGTATCATCCAAAGGATATAGAAAGACAAGAAAAACAAAACGCATTATACGAAACTATATGAAAGTAGCTTTTCTAACGGAAATGGGATTTGAGGGAACTATTCCCAATGAACATCCAAACGCTAGAACTGAGTTTGCTTGGATGAACGCTTTAGATGCGGTTCATTACCCATTAACAAAATACCAATCGGTAAGTGGATATGATGTTGTGTTTATCATCTTCCCAAAAGGTAAACTATTTTTATCAGCAGAGGGTTCTAAAATAGGAGAAGGATTCAATCCAGCTTCTCAATATCTAAATGAACCAATAGTAGATACTTTAAAGAGTGTAAACAAAAAAGTATATTATATTCAAGAAGGACCTCATTGGTGGTGGAATGATTATGAGATTGTAGACCAAATTCAGTTCTATAATTTTTTAACAAAAACCGATGGTATCTTTGCACACAATGAATCCGATGTAAATTACTATAAAGGATTGTTACCAAATAAAAAAATAAAAGTGATTAGAACCTTAATGATTGAAGATTTGATTAAAAACATAAAATCACAATCTGAAGATAAGGTGTTGATTGGTGGTAACTTTGCAAGGTGGTATGGTGGATTCGAATCCTATATGGTAGCAACCGAATTTGGTGTTCCTATTTGGGGACAAGAATCTCATGCTAAGCGAAGTAACGAAGGAGCAATGGAAGATTTGAATCACTTTGATAGAATGGTTTGGATTGATTGGATGAAAGAAGTATCTAAGTTCAAATATGGGGTTCATCTAATGCCAACTGTAGCAGCTGGTACATTCTCACTTAATTGTGCATACTTTGGAATACCTGTAATTGGTAACATCAAAGTAGATACTCAAAAAACACTACATCCACTAACTTCAGTTGAAGTTGATGATGTGAAAGGTGCTAGAGAATTAGCTCAGAAATTAAGAGATGATAAAGATTTCTACAATCAATGTAGTAAGTTGGCTAGACAACAATATCAAAGTTATTACACCAAAGAAATTTGGTTAAATTATATGAAAGAAAGAATATGATTACAGCAGTACTAAATGGTTACAAACGAGGAGATAACCTCAACGAACAATTGGAAGCGTTAAAAAATCAAACCTTACCACCTGATGAGATTTTATTATGGTACAATAATCCAGGTGATAATGATTTATTAAATTATGATATTGGTGGTGAAATACCAGTAGCTTATTGTAATTACAACTTTGGGGTTTGGGCAAGATTCTACTTTGCTATGAACGCTAGAAATCCATATGTAGTGGTATTTGATGATGATACAATTCCGGGTAAAAAGTGGTTAGAAAATTGTATGAACACAATGAATGAAAGGGAGGGTTTATTAGGTACTGTTGGATTACTTTATCCAAATCCTCTCCCACCACAAAATTCTTCTTATTATGAACACTACCTCAGATTTGGCTGGCCAGAATTAGGTAACAATGATAGAACTGTTCAAGTTGATTTAGTTGGACATAGTTGGTTCTTCAAAAAAGAATGGTTATCTCATATGGTAAGAGAATTGCCTGACCCAAAATACAATACTTGCGGTGAGGATATGCACTTCTCTTATATGTTACAAAAGTACGCTAATATTCCTACATTTGTACCACCACACCCTCGTTCAGATATGGAACTTTGGGGAAGTATTAAGGGTGGTGAGTATGGTGGAGATGTTAACTCTCTTTGGGAATCAAATCAAGTAAATGTAGAAGGTACACCATTCAAACAATTGATGAATCAATATTTTCACGAACAAAGAAATAAAGGCTGGAAATTAGTAAATGAAAAATAAACCAATATTACTCTGCTTTGGGACAAGACCCGAATGGTTGAAAATTAAACCATTGATTAAACTTATGGATAGAAGTGAATATAAACTTCTATTCACAGGTCAACACCCTGATTTGTTGAAGGATGTGGAAGTTGATTATCAAATCAATATGAGTACAACTAACAATAGATTGGACTCTATCATTTCAGATTGTATGATTCAATTTCCAAATGGAGATTTTAAAGGTGTATTGGTACAGGGAGACACCGGTTCAGCATTTGGTTGCGCATTAGCCGCATTTAATAGACAAATCCGAATCTATTATTTGGAAGCAGGATTAAGGAGTGGTGATTTACAACACCCATATCCTGAAGAAGGTTATAGACAGATGATTGCAAGAATCGCTGATGTAAACTTTACACCAACTGAATTATCGGCACAAAATCTTAAAGATGAAAAAGTACATGGAAGTATCTACACAGTTGGAAACTCAGTATTAGATAACTTAGTAGATTTTCCAAAACCTACAATGGAAAATATTATTTTGATTACTTTACATCGTAGAGAAAATCACCATTGGATGGATAAATGGTTTGAGGAGATTGAAAAACTTGCAGTTGAATATCCACATTATACATTTGTATTACCAATTCACCCAAACCCAAATGTAAAGAAACATAGACACATTTTAAAGAATGTAACTGTGGTAGAACCAATGGAACATACGCATATGATTAATACTCTAATCAAATCAAACCTAATCATTTCAGATAGTGGTGGTTTGCAAGAAGAGGGTTCATTCTTCAATAAGAAAGTAATTGTATGTAGAAAAACAACCGAAAGACCTGAAGGTATAGAAACAGGTCATTTACATTTGTGTGATTCTCCTGAAGATTTGGGTGAATTATTTGGAAAACTAATAGAAAATCCGTATATTAGTGAAAATTGTCCTTATGGGGATGGATATACTTCACAAGCGGTATTAGAAATATTAAGAAATGAAGAACTTTAGAGGAGATTTTGTAAAACTAAAAACCAAATTAGAGAATCAAGAACACTTTGCATTCTCTCGTTATTCTGATGGTGAAATGTATATTCTACAAAATAAAGAATTGGTGTTGGATAATGGGTTGATTCAAATTGGTGATGAGAAGCAAGGTGGTGTTTATCAACCTGCTGATTTCAAACATTTTGACCCAAAAGAACATTCGTTTTACCAACAAAAGTTAGTGGAATCACTTCAGTACAAACAACCAAACTATTATAGAGGAATTAGTTGTAGTTGTTGTGTAGGTAAGGAACAATTTGATTGGCAAGTTGATTTAGCTGGTGGGGATGATGAAACTCTAACTTGGGCAAATCTTTGGGTAAATGGAAACTATCCTTTATTCATTACACACATTCTACCAATCCTTTATAGTAGAGATTGTGTATTCGTTGGACATGAAGATGCAAACTTAGATAGATTACCATTCTTTGTGAAAGATTTTAGAGTAGGTTACAACGCAATGATTAATGATTATGGAAAAATTGAAGAAATGGCTGAGTGGATTAAAGAAAACAACATTGAAAATCATGTATTCCTTTTCTCAGCATCCACATTTACAAACTTGGCAGTATATCAGTTGTTCAGAGAGTTTCCTAATAATACCTATATTGATATTGGAACTTGTCTTACTCCTATGATGGATATGCCAACACATAGGGGTTATTTACAAGCCTTTTGGAATTATAGACCTAATCAAGATATTCAAAAAGTATGCATATGGAATTAGTAGAATGTAGTAAAGAATATTGGGAATTCGTAAGAGTTCTTAGAAATGATGAAAGAGTTCAAAGTGGATTTATTCACAACAATTTTATCACCGAAGAAATGCAAAAAAAGTATATGAGTGGAAACTCACAATACTATCGTATTGCTTTAGTAGATGGAGTGCCCGCTGGTTATGTGGGTGTTATCGAAGATGATATTAGAGTATGCACTGACCCTTTCTTTCAAGGTAAAGGAGTTGGTAAGTTTATGATAAATGAAATTATGAAAGAATATCCAACTGCATTTGCAAAAGTAAAAATAGATAATGAAGCAAGTTTGAGATTATTTAGAAGTTGTGGATTTAAAAAGAAATTTTATATACTAACAAAAGATTAAGATGAAACATAATCCATATAAAATCGTAAGAATGTTTGAAGAGGAGATTGCTGAATACACAGGTGCTCCCTATGCTATCTCAGTAGATAGTTGTACAAACGCACTATTTTTGGTTTGTAAGTGGATGGGAGTTAATGAAGTTACCATTCCATCTAAAACTTACTTATCAGTTCCTCAATCAATCACACACGCTGGTGGTGAGGTTATCTTTGATAAAAGAGCAGAAACAAATCATTGGAACGGAATGTATCAATTGAAACCATACCCAATTTGGGATGCAGCTAAAAGATTGACAAGTGGGATGTATGTAGAAGGGCAGTTTATGTGTTTATCTTTCCACATCAAAAAACTACTTCCAATTTGGAAAGGTGGTATGATTCTAACCGATAACGCTGAAGCAGCAGATTGGTTTAAGAAAGCAAGATATGAAGGTAGAAGTGAAAAGTACTATAAAGATGATGATATCACATTCCACGGATGGAATATGTATATGACACCTCAACAAGCTGCACATGGATTGGCTATGTTCCAAAACTATCCTGAACATATGAGTGATTTGGGTGAAGATAACGGATATAGAGATTTAACTGAATTTACGGTATTTAAAAATCATAGAACAATCGAATGAAAGTAATCATAGGTGGTATGGGGTTGAGTGGTAGCACTTTGTGTTATAATATATTTAGAGTTTTAAGAGATAACTCTGAATTGAATTATGAAGTCATAAAGATACATGAATATAATCATGCAGCTACTATGGGAAAAACTATTTTTATGATTAGAGATTTAAGAGATACTGTTGCATCTATGTTAAGGAAAGACCCAGAAAGATGGAATGGTGATGTTGAAGAAGCATCTAAGTATCAAATGATGTGGTACTATGATACTTGGAAAGATGTAAATAAAGATATTGTTTGGAAATATGAAGAGTATAAATCGAATCCATATGAACACACTTACTCAGCTATTAGTAAATTGGGATTGAATGTATCATATGATTTAGTAAAACAGGTTATAGATACTTGTGAAAATATAAAAGATATGAATATTCCACATCACCAAGATTTTATACAAACTGAAGAAGAAGCTATTTTATGGGAAACCACAAAGATGAGTAAAAAACATATTACCAATGGTGGTAAGATTGGTGGATATAAAGAATATTTAACCGAAGAGCAAATTAGATTTATTGAAACAAAATATAAATACTTTTTTGAAGAACAAAATTATCAGTTAGATTATTAAAAATATGAAAGTAGCACTTTGTTTACATGGCTTATTTGATTCTTTGACAGATGAAAATTCAAAGGGATTGGATGGTTATAATCATATCAAAAAAAATATTTTGGATGTGGTTGATACCGATGTATTTGTACACAGTTGGGAAATTGAAAAAATGGATGAGATTACTAAATTATATAATCCAAAATCTTCCATATTTGAAGGACAGAAAGATTTTACTAATATAATAAACAAAAACAAATTAAACACATTATCAGCTCCACCAAGACCACCATTTAGTGTTTTATCTCATCTTTATAGTGTAACTGAATCTATGAAGTTGGCATTTAATAGTGAGGTTGAATATGATATTATCATTAAGGCAAGATTTGATTTAGGAAGAATTAATAGAAGAACATCTGGGCCGGGTAGAGGTAATCCATATCCAGTTCAATGTATCAATTTTCAAACTGATATTGAAAAAGATAAGATTTATATGGCGAATTGGCAACACTTTCATATGGGACCTGCTGATATGTGGTTTTATGGTTCATCAAAAGTAATGAATCCTTTCACAACTTTATACAAATCGGTAGAAAAAAATATGAAGTTAGGTGGTGAGTTTCATCAATTCGCTACATCAATAGAAGGTAATCCAAATGATTTATCGAATGCTATTGCATTTTATAAATGGTGGATGATAGGAAATGGATTATGGAATAAAAAAATAAAATTAGATACAATATGGGAATAAACGTACCTTTAATAATTTATACACATTCGGATTATAAAGATGTGTGGAAACTTTTATTTGGTCAGTTAAAAAAATACTTACCAAATCAAAAAGTATATGTTTTAAGTGATTCTAATGCAGAAGAAATACCATCGAATTATACTACAATAGTTTACGATGATTCTAAAGTTTATACTGATAGATTAAAACAATGTCTTTCTCAGATTAATGAAGATGTGGTTCTATTTCAGCATGAGGATATGGTTCTTTTTAATGAACCTAAATTTGAATTGTTTGATAAGTACATAGATTATGTTAAAAATGAGATGGTTGATAGTGTTAAGTTGATTTATGTCCAAGAAAACGATGTGGTATCTGAATTAGATTCTACATTAATTTCTAATTCATATTCTAAATTTTCTATTCAACCTACTTTGATAAAATTAAAAAATTTCGTATCTTTGTTAGATTCAACCGAACCTTTAAATATTTGGGATTTTGAATTAGCAGTTCCTGCTGAAGGAAAACACTATATGGTAAGATTGGGTGATGAGAAAAAACGAGGATTATATCACTCTGATAGTATCATATATCCTTACATAGCAACTGCTATTACAAAAGGAAAGTGGAACTATGGTGAATATTCATTTGAATTCGATAAATTATTTAATGAATATGGTATTATACCATTTGAAAGAGGAATTTCATAATGAATAAAATAAAATTTGATATTGGTGCTAATAGTGGAAGTGATACTAGAAGAATGGCTTCGGATGGTTCTATTGTTTACGCATTTGAACCAACACATGAATTATTAATGAATCATCTCTGGCCACTTTCTAATCAGAATCCAAATATAAAAGTTATACCATTTGCGGTTGATGTTAAAAACTCATTCCAAACATTCAATATTTCTGCAAATAGAGATTGGGGTTGTAGTAGTTTATATGAGTTTTCCGATGATATAGAGAAGAAATGGCCAAACAGACCCGATTTCAAAAAAACTCATTCTTATGAAGTTCCTACAATAACTTTATATGATTTTTGTAATTTGTATAACATAGATAGGATTGATATGTTACACATAGATGCACAGGGTAATGATTTTAATGTTCTATTGAGTTTAAAAGACAAAATATCAATAGTTAAAGAAGGGGTGGTTGAAGCATCTGATAAAGTTGATTTATACAGTGGAGCTACCAATAGAATAGAATACATAAGATATTTTTTAATATCGAATGGATTTAAGATTGTAAAAGAAACACCTAACGATGTTGTAGGTGCCGAAGTTAATATAAGGTTTATAAAAAATGATTAAGTTAGTTATATTTGATTTGGATGGTGTTCTTGTTGAAGCAAAAAACATCCACTATGATGCACTCAATGAAGCTTTGGGTGAACAATACGCAATTAGTTGGGCTGAACACCTATCAACTTACGATGGATTAAAAACCAATCAAAAGTTGGAGATGTTGAGTGAGATAAAAGGATTACCAACCGAACTACACAAAGAGATTTGGGAAGGTAAACAAAAATTGACATTACAAAAGTTGAAAGAGTTAAAACCAAACCAAACTCTACAATCGGTAATGAACGCATTGGTTGAGGATGGATACAAAATAGCAGTTTGTTCCAATTCAATCAGAAAGACAGTTTTGACTGTACTTTCAAAGTTGGGTATTATGGAGTTTATGGATTACATCATCTCAAACGAAGATGTACAAAACTCTAAACCACACCCTGAGATGTATTGGAGAGCAATCTCAAAGATGGGATGTTTACCATCTGAAACTCTAATCGTAGAGGATTCACCTTATGGGTTACTTGCAGCATCTCGTTCTAACGCTCATGTGTTGAGAGTTAGAAATCCACAAGAAGTAACCTACACAAACATATTTAAAAAATTAACTGAAATAGAAATGGGACAAACAAATGATAAACCAAAATGGGTGGATAATAAGTTAAATGTATTAATTCCAATGGCTGGAGCTGGTAGTAGATTCCAACAAGCAGGATACACATTTCCAAAACCACTAATTGATGTGGAAGGTAAACCTATGATTCAGGTCGTGGTAGAAAATCTAAACATCGAAGCAAATTATATCTATGTAGTTCAGAAATCACATAGGGAGAAATTCAATTTGGATACCTTACTTAATCTTATTACTCCTAATTGTAAGATTGTAGAAGTAGATGGTATTACCGAAGGAGCAGCTTGTACTGCACTTTTGGCTAAAGAACATATTGATAACGATAATCCATTATTCTTCGCTAACTCAGACCAATTTGTAGAATGGGATTCAAATGAGTTCTTCTACAAAATGAATGAGAACGATGCTGATGGTGGTATCCCAACATTCAAAGCAACTCACCCAAAGTGGTCATTTGCTAAGTTGGATGAAGATGGTTTTGTGACCGAAGTGCAAGAGAAAAACCCAATCTCAGATTTAGCAACAGTGGGTTTCTATTATTGGAAACATGGTTCTGATTTTGTGAAATACGCTGAAGAAATGATTGAGCAGGATATTAGAGTAAACAATGAATTCTATGTTTGTCCTGTTTACAACAACGCAATTAAAGGTGGATTAAAGGTGAGAACATTTGATGTACCAAAGATGTGGGGACTTGGAACACCTGAAGATTTGAATAGATACTTAGAGAATTATGGTAAGTAGTGATAACAAATATACCAAAATGCAAAAGGGTGCGTATAGAAGTGGAACTTCTAACCATCCTGAGCATAATGGTAATCCCGATTATTGGAATATTCTTTTAGGTGATTTAAAAGATAGAGATAGTTGGGTAAATAAAGTTGGTTTAGATTTTGCTTGTGGTAAGGGTAGAAATGTAACAAATATGTTATCTTTATCCGATTGGAAACGAATTGATGGTATTGATATCTCAGAAGCTAACATTGTTTATTGTAAGGAAAATTATAAAGGACAAGATAGTGATTGGTATGTAAATAATGGAGTTGATGTATCTCAATTGAAAAATAACGAATATGATTTCATCATGTCAACCATCGCACTACAACATATTCCAGTATATGATATCAGAAAATCACTAATAACCGATTTACTTAGAACTTTGAAACCAGGTGGAATATTTTCATTCCAAATGGGATATGGTCAGGAAATAAAACCAAATGAAAATAGATATCCATACCACACAAACCATTATGATGCTGGTGGAACTAATTCACATTCTGATGTGAGGGTACAAAGTGAATCTGAAATTATAGAAGATTTAACAAACATTGGATTTATCAATATAGAAACATATGTGAGAGATACATTCTCAGATAATGGACATCCTCAATGGATATATGTAAAAGCTTATAAACCAGAATAAATGAAAAGAATAACATTTGTAATACCTTGTAGAAGTAATCTACCATATCTACAACAAGCCGTAGGTTCTATTGAAGAACACTATGGTAATTCGCATGATGTGGTAATCTTAGATGATGCATCTGATGATAATAGTTGGAATTGGATTACTGAATACTCAGAAGGTAGGGATAATATAATCGCTTATAGAAACGAAGGACCTGATAGAGTTGGACACACTGTATTGTATGATGTTGGTTTTGATTTAGCAAAAACCGAAGTAGTATCAATTCTACACTCGGATATGGTGGTAACACCAAACTATGTGGAAAATATGTTGAAACACTTAGAAGTAAAAAAGGTAGTTTCAGCAACTCGAATTGAACCACCACTTCATCCACCTGGTCCTGAAAAGTATGTACAAAACTTTGGATTAGAAGTAGATGAGTTCTCAGAACAAAAAGAAAACTTTTTAAACTTCGTATCACAAAAGGAAATAGAAAATGAGGGTAAAGTTACTGATGGTATATTTGCACCTTGGATGATGTACAAAGAAGATTTTGTTGATATTGGTGGGCATGATTTCTTATTCGCACCAATGGAGTTAGAAGATTCTGATATCTTTAATAGATTTTTTCTAAATGGATACGAGTTGATTCAAAGTAGAGATGCATTTGTATATCATATGACTTGTAGGGGTAGTAGGTTCAAAGATGGAATTGAAATTGAAAAAGAAATTCCACTACCCGATGGCACAATTTGGTACAAACCAAAAGATTCCGAAGAGTACACTATTCTAAGACAACACAAATTTAGAGAATGGTGGAGAAAGTGGCATACTGATGTATTACATGATGAATTTATGATGCCAATCGTTCCAAGTAGATATGATACTGGATTTATTGTTAAAAATTGTAATACTCAAATTCTATCCATCTTAGAACCTTGGTGTGATACAATCTATGTTGATTGTGATTACAAAGCATATGTAGATGCTGAAAACGAAAAATCTGAATATGATATATCGGAATCGGTTAAACCATATGATAATGAAAAGAACAATCACATATTGATTTCATTTGATGCAAGTAAATTAACAAATCAACACTTTACTGAATTCATCAAACAATTACCATTCATCATTGAAGAAACTGGTCAAACTGGTTCATTTAATTGGGATATCTTTCAAATAGATATTATCTCTTTAGAAGAAGTTGATATGATTAAACCACATTTTAAAAATATATTTTAATGAAAAATAAATCAACTTTAGTATGTATGCATGTAATGCCTCAAGAGATAGAGATGTTCATACAACTAATAAATAATTATAAATTATCTCTTAAACATTTAGATGATAGTGATGATGTTACTCTAAAAATATCATTAAACTTAAATCCTGAGTTAACGGATTGGGATAATACAAACGTACCTAAAGATGAATTTATCGGTGTTTTTAATGATGTTACAAATGATATATCCAATTTAGATAAAGAAATTATAACCGATACTTCTTTGTGGGGAACAACCCAACAAAAAAGAGAAGCTATAAAATTAGATTATGACCAATTTATCTTTTGTGATACTGATATAGTTTTACATCAACATCAATTAAAACATCAATTAAATGCAGCTAAACAATTAAATGGTATGTACATACTATCACCAGCATTACCAAGATGGTGGGATAAAACATGGGATGTATTGGTATCATCAAATAGGTTAAATGGTGAATTTGGCGAAGCGTTTGAGAAAGAATGTATAAAAGATGTACTAACACAAAAATATACCGATTTATCTTTAAGACTGGTTGCACCAATTAAATTTGGTAATGGTATGCACACATTATATTCAAAGGAGTTTTGGGATTTCATAAAAATACCAGAATCATTTGGTGGATATGGGCCTGAAGATACTTTTGCTATGTATGCATCCCATAACGCTATTGTAAGTAAACAATACCCAATAAAACAGTATGTATTAGATGGTATCTATATAACTGAAGATTATACTCATAGAATCCCAAGCTTTAACGATAACTTTACTTCTTTTAATAAAAAAGATGAATTCTATAAAAAAGCAGAATCTCTCTTTGATAAAGAAATGGATAACTTTTTACAAAGAATCTGATATTTATACCAAATAAGTTTCATTAATAGGTTATAGTAAATTTAATCTAAAAGAAATTTATTATGGCATTTAAAGATATGTTCAAAGACCAAAATGACATCAACGAAAAATCAGTAGTAGGGTTTGCATCATTCGCAATGATGTGTTTATTTGCAATCGCTGATATAGGTACTGGATTTTTCGGTAAAGATTTAGTTATCCAAGAATTCATTTACAATTCATTCGTAATCATCACTCTTGGTTCGTTTGGTATTGCTGAAGTTGGTAAAGTCTTTGGTAAGAAAGAATAAAACATAACCCCTCTTCGGAGGGTATTGTTTTTCCTTTAAATCAAAATAGATTATATTTATCTTTAGATAACAAAGGTAACTGATATGGAAAAGTTAAAAAGGTATATCGTTGAAAACTATGATGGACAATTCACTTGGAAACAATTAGTAAGTGAAGGAATCCCCAAGTTGTTTTTGAAGATAGAGGCTGTCAAAAAGGAAATTGCAAGATTAGAGGCTGAAAGAAGAGAAGCTGTAAAACCTTGGAAAACCGAAAAAGACCCAAAAAAGAAAGAAAAAATCCTAAATGTACTTAGAGATTTAACTAAGAAGATTAACGCTAGACAAAAGAATCTAACGCAAATGTTAGATATGGAGGAGAAGTATATTTCTCAGATGGCTAAAGATACTGAGTTAGATGCTAAAGCATTTGATGGTGTTTTTGAAGATACTGATTTGGGACACCAAGACAATGAACCTGGTATGTTAAGAGCTGATTTAAGTATCATCGAAAGATATGCTGAGGAATTGGGTGAAATGATGAAAGATTTCGATGA